GTAGATGGTGTTTTGGTCTAGAGGCCACTTATGGTTTGATTCGTTTCCAAATGAAGGAATGGCTATAGATCCCTCTATGTAGTCGCACACGAAATCTCGCAGCTCGCGAGCATATTTCACAATCTCTCCGTATATCTTGTTCTGGCGACCAGCCTTTGCGTTGCTGTAGATTATTCCTGCGATCTTACGTCCCACATAATTCTTGGCTTTATTGCCTCGTATCGGTCTAAGTGGATCGTATTTGTCAGCAGCTAACGCAGCAAATAGATTGAGATAGGAAATCGGCCCGTAGAGTCCGTAATGTACCGCGTCTATACACCCTATGCTAATCGCATATTGTCTGTCTGATGCCTTTTCGTATACAACAAGTGCTTCTGATTCTGTGAATATCGGGAGGAATGTTATGATAGGCGAAGTGCTCACCTCGTCATCAAGTGCATTCTCCAGATGTATTGCCATGTCAAATCAGATCCCTTACACTATCGTCAGGTGTATTGATGAAGATTCCAGGGGCTACCTGCGTATCAAGATAGGCAAGTAGCTCCCTTCCATACTTGGTCTGGTTGAGCCAGTAAGTCCAATCGTCCTGCGTGAATGTGTTTGGCTTGGTGGACTCTATGGCAACCGAACCTACCGTAGCCTTGAACGGGGTGCCAGCAATTCCTGCTCCGGGCTCACCACCATTGCTCTCTTCGTTCTTTTCAATAGTTATGAGGTGGCCCGTCATCAGAAACAGGGCATACTCGCGATATGGGCCGCCCATAGGCATATCCTTGACATCGTGCGTGACATGCATCGACGCCCTCTGTCCGCAGTTTGCGATAAACGAACGGTTGTATTCCTCTTCGTTGTCGAACTCAGGGAACCTGGCAAGGAAATTGTCTATGGGGAATGGCCCTATCATCGCTTTACTCCTTATCTTTTGGCACGGCGCTTCTCCGCCGCATTGCGCTTGCGACTCTCTGCGCGGCGCTTCTTCTCGTAGCCCGGAAGTCCAGCCTCCTGCATACGGATCTTGAGCGGCGAAGCATCGTCGTTCACTTCTGAAATGTTGACGCTTCCGTCCTTGGCGATTGTGGCGCCAGTAGCCTCAAGCTCCTCCTGCGTAATCGGGCGCGAAGGAATGTGCTCGTTCTCAAGCATGTCCTGACGCGCAATCTCGTCGCCCTTCTCCTGAGAAATCTTCTTGTTCTTTATGACCGTGATAATCCCGCGCTCCAAATCCTTGCGGAACTTTCCGATCGACATGAGCTTGTTGAGCGCTTCATCATCTACAAATGTGAGGACGCTCTCTGGGATCAATGTGTTCCTCTGCTCAAGCGGCCTTCCAGAGAGAAGCTCTGCTCCTCCAACTACTCCTGCGCCGCCATTGATTACTATTCCAGGGCCGTCCTGATGAAACTGCCCGTTTATCTTGACCCACTTGGCATAAGTGAAAGGGGTCGTTCTCTTTGATACGATTGTATGTGTAGCCATTTTTATTCTCCAACGGTTTAATGGATGAATGTGATTGAAAAAGGAAAGGGGCGGAGCCTTACATAAGGTCGCCCCTTTGCGTAACTTAAAGTTACGAGCCGGAGCTATCGCCACCAGCCGCCCAGAACTTAACACCGAGCGGAGCAGCGCAGATAGCACCAGCGAGCGAAGCGGAGTAAGCCTCCTCGCGACCCTTGAGCGAGGGCATAGCACCGATGAGGTGGAGCTTGCTCGTCTCGATGAGGTTGATCGTGTCCATGCCGACGCCCGGAACGGACTTGGCGAACACAATCATCATCGGTTCGCCGTCATCAGCGGTATCAAGCTCAGGCTTGAAGCTGACCTTGGCGTTGCTCCAGTTCTCCGACATCCACTTGTAGGCGGTGTAGCCCGTCACAGTGTTGGGAACGGTGAACGCAGACTGCCATGCGATCGGGCAAGCGAGCTCGATGGGCATGGAGTCGACATCGCCGTTACCCTGGAGGTCGGTGATGAACTCCTGCTTGATCGTACGAAGAGCCGCGCACATCTCATCGACCGTGATAGTCGCGCTACCGGGGTCGATAGGAAGGTTGGACTTGCGGCCGGCGGACGCAATGTTGGGCTCGTTCAGCACACCGTAGAGCTTCTTGTTCCAGGTCAGGCCGCTCTTGGCGAGCGAGAGACCGTTCCAGAAGAACTCGTTGGTGAAGATGGACTGCTCAAGAACGATGGCGTCCTTCTTGTCCTTGTACGCATTGCGGCGCATTACGGACGCAACAGCCTCTTCGAGCTTGGTGACTTCGAGAGCCCACTCAAGACGAACGGTGTCGCGGGTATCCCAGCCGTAGTTGTAGGCGGCATAGGCAGCGCGGCTCCAATCATCGTAGAGCGAGGTCGAACCAGTCAGCTCGCGAAGCTTGAACGCAATCCTCTCGGTCGTCCAATCGCCCATCGTCTTGACGCCGAATGTCTGCGCAGCCGTACGGCCACGGTACAGGACATTGATCGTCTGCTCGTTGAAGAGCGTGAAGAACTGACCAAGGGCGTCGATGTTGGCTTCACCAAGCTCAAGGCCAGCGTCCTGCGCGAACGAAGTGATGGCTTCCTTGTAGCCGGGAACCGTTTCCATCGCCATCTTGAGGGCCGCAGCATCGCAAGTGAAGCCCATCTTGGCGAGGTCTTTGTATCCGAACTCAGACTTGGCCATCGCATCGCTCACAAAGAAACCCTTGCGGCAGCTCTCGGCGGAAGCGGAGTCGGTCACGATTGTCTGAATGTGATCCATTTATCTGTCCTCCTATTAGAAGAAGCGGATGAGAGCCACATTACCGCCAACGCCAATGATCTCAGCGACCGTGCCAGAGGCATCGACCTTGAGGCCATATGTGGTGGAGTCGTATGCGAGCTTCGCACCCTTGACCCAATTCGCCGCATCAGCCGCAGGAACGGTGACATACCACGCGCCCTTCTTGGCGATTGCGACGGTTGCACCAGCGGCAACAGCAAGAGTGCGCTCCTCGGAAGGAAGCACCATCCTGACATGCTCGTTGGGGTTAACGAAAATGCCGACCGGGGTGGCGTTCGTCACCGAATAGGGAACAGCGTTGCCGTTCGCATCCAGTGCAGCGACACCGCCCATCGTAACAGTCGCACCAGCGATGTATGGGTCGGCAAAGTAAGGCTGGCCGTTCCCGTGTGTACCGGGAATGCCGTATGCCATATCTTTGTTTATTCTAGTCTGCATTTCAGCATCCTTTGTTTACCGATTCGCCATATATTCGGCGAACGAAACCTTGCCAGACTGCCTGGAGTCGGCTACAGTTCCGCCAGCCTTTCCACCTGCGCGACCTGCGAGGTAGCCCTTCAGTGCGGCGATAGCACCTTCGGGTTTACAATCCTTGAGGATCTTGGGAGCGGCATCGAGAGCGCACACCTTGACGGCCAAGTCCTGCTCGGTCTTCACGCCATCAATGGCAATCGTACCGAACACAGGCTTGCAGTCTGCGGCGAGAGTGATGACGCGCTTGTACTCTTCAATAGCGGCATCGCACGCTTTCTGCTTCTCCTCTTCAGCCTTCTGCGCATCCTCAGCAGCCTTTGCTTCGGCGGCTTTCTTGGCCTCTTCCTCTTCCTTCTTCTTGGCCTCAGCTTCGTCGGCGGCTTTCTTTGCGGCCTCCTCCTCGGCTTTCTTCCTGGCCTCTTCCTCAGCTTTCGCCTTGTCCTCGGCGGCTTTCTTTTCCGCTTCGGTAGGCGTATTGAGGAAGTCCTTACACGCCGCACGAACTTCGTCGGAGCAACCCTTAAGGGCTTCGACTACTTCATCGGCGGAGAGTTTGCTGATGTCCATTTCGGGCTTCTCCAACTTTATTCTTTCGTCACGAGCGAATGTACCGTCCGAGACTCGGCAATCGTGACCGTTTCTTGCCTCATCCACCAACGCGAGATGATTTCCGCATCTCAGGTTAGACTGTACGAAATCGTATTTCTCCCCTTTGAACACACCCTTCTTCGGCGTGAACTCGCAGCCGTATGCGAGAGAGAGCTCTTTCTTGCCATTCTGGATCTTCTTGATCAGGGATGGCGACCACACATCAATCCTGCCGACAAGCTCATTGCCGACAAGCTTGACTTCGGTAAGGACTCCTGCCTCGCGCTTGGAGTCCGGCGACGCCATGCCAGCGGCATTGCCGATAACATGGTGGTCGTCGAGAAGCGGTTTGGCGTTTAGGGATTCGATGAAGTCCTTGTCGGAGATTGCAGACTTCGGACGGTAGACATTGTAGATGCCGTTGGGCTTGAGCCCAAGCTTGCCGTCCTGATCTATCTCCTTTCCGAGATACTGGCTCACGCACTCGCAGAAGAACTTGCAGTCTCTGTAAGTCACGAACCCGTTTTCATCTACACTCTTCTTCTTCATCGCGTAAATATATTACACTATTTTTCTTTAACGCGCAAGTGCCTTTATTTCACTCCGCGCCAGGGACATTGGAATGGTGGTTGTTTGGCTTGCGATTTCCCTTCTTTATTTCCTCGGCCTCAGCCGTAAACTTCGCAGCCCTCGCCTCTTCGTAAAGCATGTTGGCTCTTTCCTCGACGGTGGGCACATCCACATCGCCAAAGGTGACATCGAAGTCGAGCGTCTTGCCGGTCAAGCATGCATATGCTATCTTTGCCGTCTGATTTACTATTGGAATCAACTCGTTCTTCTGAAGTATCTTCTCCTTCTGCGCATACAGCTTCACTTCGTAGTTGCCGCTGTTTGCGAATCCAGTAAGCTGCGCCATCATGAACTTCGGCGAAGGTATATCGACCTCCGCGCAAAGGATTCCGTATTGCGCTGTCGTGAGCGGCATGCACTCTGAGAGATACGAGTCCATCTGCTTGGCGTTGGAGTTGTGTGGAACAACTCGGACGCCCCAGTTGTCGGAATTGGCTGAACAGTTTTTGAGAAACTTTCTTGCCCATTCGGGATTTGCCGCCATCTTCCTGACATCAGCCTCCATTACGAACGAGCGCTTCGACCTCAGGAGCATCGACGATTCGTTTGCGCAGACCTCAGCCGAATAAAGACGCTCAAGTATCATCTGCGGAACGGACGGCCCCTGCCACTTGTATTGCGGCTGATACAGCTTGCTCGTGGGAACATGACGACGGAAGAATATCCACGAACGGTGTATG